AAATATCTGTGGTAACGCTTATCTACTTCCCATAAATAAGGTATAACAACCTCTTCTGAGGACCAATTTATTACTGCAGGATTTGTATCGCACCATTTAAATGTATGCTTTTCCCATAGTGATCTATATACTATTTTAGTATAATCGCCGGTATACTTTTTAGGATTTTTAGGTTTGTATTTACCACTATAAGCCATGATATCCGTTATAAATAGATTTAACTAGCAATATTTATAAGGCTATAAGATGGCAAATTTAGAAGATATTTACAATACATTTAAAGGTGGCTTAAATGGTGTTAATGGCCAGTTAAAGTATCCTCTTGAAAATCAAGGAGACTATCTTGGTAAAATAACATTTACGCCAATAGAAGAAAGACCTGTTGATATGCTTAATCTTCTTCCTAATTTATCAGAAGTTTGGGATGAAATAAAAGAATATGGTAAACTTGGTGCAGAAGCTGTTGGAGACTTTATTACTGGAAGTGATCAAGCTGCTGATAAAAAAGAACTGCTTAAAAAAGCCACGGGAGTAGAAAAATCTGGACTCTCTGATGCTTTAATAAATGCTGGTAAAGGAGGAAAAGAAGGATTTTATGGATCTGTTACATCCGCACCAGCCTTTAATGAAAGCGACATAACTGAGCAGTTAAAAACCGGTAGAAGAATATCATTATATTTACCAAGAGCAATACAAATCCAAGATGCTGTATCATATGATAATCAATTTCAACTTGGTCTTATAGGTGGAGCTGTCGAAGCTGGTTTAGCGGGTGGATCTAATGTTGCAGGTTCAATTCTTGGAGCTGTTGCAGGTGAAGCAGTAGGCCTAGGAAAGACTCTTATTGGAAGCAGAGATGGAATGGGTACAGATGCAGCTGGTATTTTATCAGGAAAAGTAGCTGCTAAAATACCTTTTGGTGTAGGCGACGGTGTTGCAGGTGCAGTAAGAAGCGCATCAAAATTAACTACAAATCCAAATACACGTGCAATATTTAAAGATGTCCCTATTCGTAACTTTTCATTTTCATTTCAATTAATACCAACAAGTCAGAACGAAGCAATAGCAGTAGAAAAAATTATAAAAACATTTCGTGAAGAACTTTATCCTGAAGCATTACAAACAGCCGGTGTAAATGTTGGCTATAGATTTCCAAGTAGATTTTTAATTAAAGTAAAATATAATAATAGAGATATACAAGGTATAAGATTCTTACCAGTTTATATGCAATCATTTAATGCAACTTATAACTCGGCAACAGGCGGTATGCATTCTGATGGTAGATTCAGTGCAGTTGATATAACATTAGCATTTACAGAAACACGAGCAATATCTAAGAAAGATGTAGAGGCAGGTTACTAATGGCAGAATTTTTTAGAAACTTTCCACTTGTTGGGTATGAGTTTGGCAATGAAAGTAAACCAGCATTATTTCAAAACATAAGTGCTTATGTCAAAGTTATAGATGAGATTAAAGATGATATAGCATTTTATACTACGGTTCATATTCAAGACTATGATAGACCGGATTCATTTTCATATAAGTTATATGGCACTACAGAATTCTATTGGACATTCTATTATTTGAATGATGATATAAGAGAAAGCGGTTGGCCATTACCTCAACAAGATTTATTAACAAAAGCAAAAGTAGATTATCCACACAGAGCCGTAGTTACTACTGCAGACATATCTAAAACATTTTTACCTGGGCATACAGTGACAGGTGCATTATCTGGTAGTACAGGAACCGTTATTAAACGATATTTAGATCTTGGTCAAATTATTATTGATAGTTCTGATAACTTTAATGCAGGTGAAAACCTTACACCTGCTATTGATGGTGTCGCACAAATTGCAGACATTATAGTTGTTACATCAGATTCGGAGCAATATAATGCAGTACATCATTATGAAAATGCTTCTAAAGAATACGTTGATATAGGTCTGGTACCATCAGGCAATGGTGCAGCAGACTATCCTTCGGCTTCAGGAAAAACTCCTATAACATATTTTGATAGAATCCTTGCAAAGAATGATTCGCTAAGAGAAATAAAATGTCTTAAACCAGATGTTGCAGTTCAAGTAAAATCTGAATTTAATAAACTATTAAGAGGCTAAGTGAATGCCAGAACCTCAACACGCAGGTGATTATAATATTGTAAGTTTTATGGTTCATTCCCATAGATTTGAAAAGCCTGTTAACATTGCACAAAGCATAGATGAAATAGAAATATATGAAAATATAGAACTACCTTATCTTACTGGTACTTTTAGTATGAAAGATGATTTAAATATTTATGATGCTCTTGGTTTAAATGGTACTGAAATGATTGATATAGGATTTGAATCTCCTGATAATGTTGGACATATTATTTCTAAAAGATTTACAATGGTTGAAATGATTTCTTCTGCAAAAGCCACAGAAAACATAGAAGCCTTTGAAATAAAAATAATTGAAACAAATGCATTTAATAGTGCAATGATGCAAATCAATAAGTGCTATACAGGTACTCCTGTTCAAATAATAAGAAAGATATTAAAAGATAATCTAGATATTGATATGGCAGAAGAAGATGTGCCTGATAAAAAACCATATCAAGAAGCTATGAAATTTGTTGTACCGTTTATGACGCCATTTGAAGCATGTGAAGTAATCAGATCTAAAATGTCAACTGATCTAGGTCTTCCTTATTTCTTATATTCTACCTTAAACTATGACACTCTTCAATTAAAATCATTAGAAGACATGTTAATGACTCCTTCTATTAATAAAAATATGCCATATAGATTTTCGCAATCATATAATCAATCAACAGTGTCGGCAGTAAAAGAAGAAAATATGATTAATGTATCGGCATATAGTTCTATGCATAAACAAAATTCTTTGGCACTTATGAGCTCAGGTTCTACTGCAGGTCAACATTCTATTACTGATATGACTACAGGTCAAACAGTAAAGTACAATTTTGATATTGATGAATTATTTGCAAATATGGCACAAGTTCAATTAATAAAAAATGATACTCTACCTGTTCATCATTCAAAATATAAATTTAAGGGTAAAATGATGAATGAGTATAATACAACAAATGTGCACAGAGCTGTTGCAAATGATACATACACCGATATTAATAATATACATCAAGAAACAAATGCAGGAGCATTTAGACTTGCTGCATGTAATAATGCATTAAGAAATATGCTATTTAAATCTTCAATGAGTATTCGAGTTCCTGGTAGACTTTATTTACTAGGAGATAATGCGAGTCTTGGAAGACAAATAGATTTTATATATCCTTCAAATAATTCGGCACCAACCGGAACTGGCGAAGTTTCTGGAGATGATATGGAAGATAAAAAACGATCAGGCGTTTTTATAATATATACAGCAAGACATCATTTCAATGATACGCAACACAATGTTGACATGAGCTGTGTGAAGTTAGGAAATCGAAAATGAGTATGGGAAATATATTTCGTTGGTTTTTTGGCACGGCCGTAGAAACAAATACTGATCCAGTCGGCGAAAGAATTAAAGTGAGATGTGACGGAGTTCATGGCGATGAAATTTCTGATGCCGATCTGCCATATGCACAAGTTATTTTACCTACAACCGGTGGTGGAACATCTGGAATAGGAGAAAATCAACAGGTATTGCCAGGTGCAAGAGTTACTGGATTTTTTATAGACGGAGATCTGTGTCAATTACCGGTTGTCATAGGCATTCTTCCTCATGTTGGAAAACCTCCTGAAAATAGAGTAGATGATGGACCAGATGCTGTACTCACATCAATAAGACCGAGTTCAAAAGTTTTTCAGTCAGAAAATAATACTATAACAGAAGCAGTGAGAGCTACTAGTTCTCCTACTTTAGACGAACGTAAAAAAATATGTTGGGAATTTTTTACTAAAAAAAGTAGTATATACACTCCTCAAAGAATAGCAGGAATTATAGGAAATTTAATAGTTGAATCTAATATAGATCCTAAAAAACATCAAGATGTAAAAGTAATAGGCGATGGTAAAGGAAGCGGTCGAGGTATCGCACAATGGGGTTCTAAATCAGACGGTAATAGATGGCAAGACTGTATAGCCTTTGCAAGATCTATGGGCGTATCTGAGTATGGTTTAGTACTTCAATTACAATTTATTCATCATGAACTTCAAACTAAACCATATCATTGCAAAAACTTTTATAAAACTGTTAGTGTCGCTGCGGCGACTATGTCATTTTGTAGACATTATGAAGGACCTCGAGATGAAGGTACACCGAATAATACAACTATAAGTGTAAATGAAAATAATCCAGATACTTGGAAAGGTGGTAATCCGTGGAATACAAAAGAAGGTGAACAAGAAAGATTAAAGAATGCAGAGGCAGCATATAGAGAATTTACGGAGAGTCCATAATGTCAATCAGCATTGATAAAATAGCAGAAGAATTACAAAAGATATCGACTCGTATTGATTATACTGACTTACATACTAGTATTGACAAAACTGTAGCGCTAACGAAAAGTGGTGAGATGACAAAGCTAGGACTAAAATTAGGTGAAAACCTAGGTGGGTTCGAAGCTCTAACAGAAACAGCTAAGACTGAAGCTGAAAAGCTTTTAGTTCTGTATGAACCTGTTATAACATTGATGAGTGAGTTTGTACCAGGTCTCGAGAAAGATATTAAGAAGTCATTAACAAGTGATAATGAAACAGCTATTAATTCTATTATTAGTAGCTCTGCCGTTGATATTCATGCCGTAGTTCCATCTGCAGAACCTGTTGATATTCATGCAACTACAGTTACCTCTTCAATGAATCATAAAGTTATATCTGACGGATCACCTATTGCACTTAAGGCCGGAGTCGGAACTGCAACGAGTATTAATATCATGGATAAATTTGAAGATATGATGAAAGAAGTAACAGAAGATGATTTAAAAGATGCTGTTACAGAGGCAGTTGAAGTACTGCAATCCGATGAACTTAAAACTCAACTTACAAATACATTTAAAGATCTTGATACTAAAATAATTAAAGCGACAAATGGATTGAATAGTGGAAGTTTATTGAAAGATGTAACAGAAAACTTTTCTTCTACCTTTGGAAATATTTTAGGTAATTTTGGAAGTGAGTTCACTACTGGTAATAACATAAATTCTATTTTAAATACATTATTAGGTGGATCTAATACAGATGCTATTAATAGGTCTGCAGGCATTAAAGTTATACCTCCTAGTTTATCAAGAGAAGCTGCTGAAAATGGAATAAACACTAATGTTCAAAACTTAAATGGTGCAGAGAGCTTTATTCAAAAAGCATTATCAACATTATCATCAGCTGATTTTGGATCATTGATTACCGAATATCAAAATGGTATTGATGATATTATAACGAAATTAGGTAGTGCAAATACTTCTGTAGCTGCTACTATTAGTGATGGCAATACCGCAAGACACCGTATTCGCAATGCAGAAGTAACAAAGGCAGATAATACATTTATTCCATTATCATCACAAGAAGAAATAACCAGTATATTGAGTTCTACTACCAGAGAATTCACTACAGTGGTTTGGCATTGGAGTGGTCATTATAATAATGCTTCTAATATTGGAGCAAAAGAGTTAGACACAGAATATAAAGCGATAGGATTAAAGCAATCTCCTTATCATTTTGTAATAAAGAAAGATGGTACTATTGAAACCGGTATATCAACTGAAAATGAAAGTGCACATACTTTAGAAGAATATAGAAAATTAAGTATTGGTGTTGTATTTGTTGGTGGATATAATGGTGCACCTGGTGGTCCTCCTGGTTCTGTACGACTCGATGTAAAATCATTGACACAACAACAGTGGAATTCATTTTACATGTTTATGAAAGCATTTTATATGGAAAGACCAGGTGGTTGTGCATACGGTCAGAATGATTTAATAGAGAACGCAACTTCAAGTAATGGACCTGGATTTGATGTTGGTGAAAAAATAGCAGGCTATCCATTATTTAAACGTAATGTTGGTAACCCACTAAATGATCAAAAGTTTTTAACACATGAAGAAATAATACGAGAGCTCAAGACATCAGAAAGAGCTATTAATGAATCTAAGGGAATACAATAATGGCTGATACTTGGGTAGTAGATTTTAAAGATAAAACTGACTTAGATGAAGTTACAAAATCTGCAGATAATAATACAGGAGATCCTCGAGGAGAATATCCTACACCAGAATATTTTTATACATCTTCAGCTAATCATGAACAATATGAATTGAAGGTTCCAGTAGATCCTACTATTAATATGGCAGATATTGATATTTCTTCAAAAAGTTCTGTAGATTATAAAAATGCAAGTGTTAAAGTAACTAAATCTGGTCATGCATTGATTTTTGATGATGCAGGTGGAGCCGAAAGAATAATACTAAAACACAAAAATGGAACTGGTATTGAAATGAGACAAGACGGTTCTATGGTTATGAGAACCGAAACAAATATGATTACTTCTGTCGGCGGAACCGGCGTATTGATAATAGACGGTGATCTTAAAGTATCATGCAAAAACGTAGAACTCGATGCAACAGGTGATATGGATCTGAGAGTCAAAGGCGATTACAACGTAAGTGTTGATGGAAATAAAACCGAAAGAATCAAAGGTACAGATAGAAAATACGTAACAGGTAATAAATCTACAACTACTACAGGCAATGTTAATAATACAACTGTCGGTACTGTAACTGATACTACACTTGGTAATGCTAGTAATATTGTAAAAGGATATTATAACAATATAGTTGGCGGTACATATTCAATGGCTGTCAAAGGATTTGCGAGATTCACATCACAAACTGAAATAGCTATATCTTCTGGAAATATTAATATGGCTGCAGCCGATCTTTCTATATTCGGTGCAGCAGGAACTATTGGCGGAGCCAATGTAACATATTATGCAAAAAACTATTTTGGAACATCAGCTACATTTACTGCAGGCGTAACTGCTCCTACATTCAAAGGTCAACTAGATGGCAAAGCTTTAACAGCATCACTTGCTGATAAAGCAACTGGCGCAACTACAGCTGGATCGATAGGTTCAGCTGGATCTGCTGGAGGTATGAGTTTTACTGATACTGATGATACTGCAACTGCGCAACCGACTACTACGATACTCACAGATTATTTAAGTAATTCTGATAGAGGTATTCAGAAAGTTGTTATAGATGCAGGCGATCATATTAAAAATAAAATAGATCTTACAGCTGCGACTGGTGGTAAAGCAAAAACTGAATTATCAGTTAAACAAATAAGAGCCAAACTTAAAGATGATAATAATGCTGTTGATCCAGGATTTTTAAAATATCTTTATGGAAGAGAAAAAATAAATCCTGAGTTCAATAAAAAAATTCCAAATAATGTAGGTAGATCTTTCGACGGTAGCCAAGCTTTAACACCATTTCAAAACATGAATTCAACTCCGGTTTTAATAAAAAGTCAGAGACAACCCAAAGAACTATTACCAGATTCAAGATATAATCCTGTGTACATACGTGAAGCAGCGATATGGCATCAACAAAGTCAATCAAATTCACTTGATTTTATCACTGGTAAAACTTTAATTGGTTATGGTATTCCTATTTCTACATTTTTAGAAGGACCTATAGCATTAGTAGATTTGACTACTGAACTCGATAACGAAAAAAGATTAGATTTAGCAAAGCAACTAGTATTACAAGCCGAAGTAATTAAGTTTGCAAAAAATACTCCACAGTTTGCAGCTGATTATCATCTTATAGTTGAAGAAGGTGTGTATATTTCAGAAGCCGGTGAAAATCTAAAAGAAGGATCTATACCATATCTCGCTAAAACTGGACGTGCAATCACTTATGCAATGTATAGAACTCCAGGAGGTAGAGCTACATATGAATCTTTAAAACCTGATTATACGGCTTCATATGAATTTGCTATTAGACTTGCAAGTTCTTTATTTGCATATGATAAAATAATACTTAACTACGATAACATTGGTGAATTTTTACACGCTCAAATTATTGTGACAATGCCTGAAGTTGATAATGAGTTTAAGTTTACGACTACTCCTACAATGGGATTAGAAACTCGATTCAATAATAAAGTATTAAGCAATACTGATCTTGTTGAAATTGCAGAATCGTATTCTGTGAAAACTCACAAAAATCCAGAAACTAATGTTGGTTCATTGATATATGATGTGGTAGGACAAGTACGAGATAAAAAAGTAAAACCTATTTTTGAAGAAGGATTGTCAATTGCAGCAGGTATAGCAGGAATAGATTTAGTTACAATCACAAGCGGTGCACAACCTGGTACAGATGGAAGAAGAATCGGTTCGTTTAGACATGATACTGGTTTAGCGGCTCAACTTACATTAACTAAAGATGGTAGACTGTTAAGCGCTGCAAATGTAAAAGATCAAGCTGTAATGAGCGAATTTCTAAAAGCCGCAAAAACACAAGGTATTTTAGCAGGTGGTATGTCTAAAACTTATTTAGGTAATACTACAATGCATCTTGATATGTTGGGTGCCCAAAACCATAAAACCAGTGGTTACGATAAAAAGACAATTGTGACATGGAAATCTGATGCATGGTTTACTTATGCAATGAATAATTAATAAAACTGTTATAAATAAAGGTAACTAAAAGAGATAATCATGGCCACTAAACTATCAGCAGAAGACGTAAGATTAGGATCGAGTTCTATTATTGGATCTCGAACTAGAGTCTATAAAGATATAGATCTTACGTTTGCAGCAAAACCAAGTGGAGAGATTTTTAAGAAGACAGATGCGGCCGCGGTAAAACAGGCAGTTAAAAACTTAATGCTCACAAATCATTATGAGAAACCTTTTCAACCTAAATTTGGCGCTAATCTCAGAGATTTATTATTTGATCTTGCTGATGATGATTCAGAAGAAGATATTGAAGAAAATTGTAAACACGCTATTAATGCATTTGAACCAAGAGCACGAGCATTAAACGTTACTGCAATAGCAAAGCCAGATAGAAATTCTATTAGTGTAACTGTAGAATTTAGAATAATAAACTCAGACGAATTCGTACGATTCAATACTACGCTTGCGAGGCTAAGATAA